TTTGTACGTATGGTTAGAGAGAGATTCAAATGAAAACAGCAATACTAATACCCGCTAGATTAAAGAGCACACGATTAGCCGATAAGATGTTAGTTGAACTAGACGGCGTACCTTTAATTAAAAGAGTATTTGATATATGCAATGCAACTAAGTTTGACACTTACATTGTAACAGATAGTTTAGAGATTGCAGAAATATCTCCTAACTTTATTCTTACAGGAGAAGCAAGTAACGGCACAGAAAGATGTGCATTAGCCGCACGTGAATTAGATTATGATCAGTATATTAACGTGCAAGGCGACATGCCTGACATACGACCTGATATGATAAAAGACGTAGCAGATTATCTACAGTATTATCCAATTACAACTTTGTTTACTGGTATGGATAAAGAAGAACAAGATAAACCTAGCACTGTTAAAATGATACGTGCAGGTGATAAAGCTCTATGGTTTGGTAGAGGTATGCAGGGTTACGGTGAATGGCACTTAGGTGTATATGGTTATAGATCGGATGCATTAGACTTATATCCAAATCTAGAAGTAACAGTAGAAGAAGAAACAGAAAAATTAGAACAACTGCGTTGGCTCAAAGCAGGCTGGGATATAGGTTGCACAAGAGTAGATTTTAAAGGCGTAGAGATAAACACACAAGAAGATATTCTACTTTGGAACTATAACAATGAGCATTGAGAAAATTAATGAGTGGGCACTGCCTCATGTTAATCAGTTTCGCACATACATTGATATTGGCGCACATAACGGTGATACTTGTATAGACTTGGTTGATACATTTCAACGTGTGTATGCATTTGAACCTAATCCAGAAAGTATAAAAGACATCCCTGATACTATAAAAAAGTTTCCGTTTGCACTAGGAAATAAAAAAGAAGAACTAGTTCTAACAATACCTGATAATGGATATAACAATAATAAGCATGGTAGTATTGTCAGACATCAATCTGGTATTAGACAATATAGTGTATCAGTTAAGACGCTTGACGGATTTGAATTTAAAGAAGTTGATTTAATAAAAATAGATGTAGAGGGAATGGAACTAGAAGTACTTGAAGGTGCTATACATACAATAATGAAATGGAGACCTGTAGTGCTTTTTGAAAACAAACGTTCTCGTTATAATAAAAAACTGGTTGACTTCTTCAACGAAATCAGCTATACTATAAAAGTATATAAAAGTGATACGGTAGCATATTATGAATAAACTTCCAATTAAAGACATACTAGCCGCAATTGATATGGGTGCGTTTAATGTATGGGACGAGTTAACCGACGAAGAAAAGAAACAAGTAAGTTTTTATCTTTTGAATAGATATGTTAGTAGCGTAAAAGGCAACAGAGAAAAACAAGAGCTTGCAGTATTCAAAACTAATGAATACTATAACAAACATTTTTTTACATTACAGAAACATAAGAAGTTACTTTGGCAACTAATATGTTTGAGCGGTAACACTAAAAACATTGCATATCACGAATGGATTGGGTACAAAAAGAAAGCCGGAGACAACTCTAAAGCCGCAAAGTTTTTGAGTAACATGTTTCCTAATATGAAACAAGATGAGGTAGAATTACTTGCTAGAATATCTACAAAAAAAGAATTACAAGAATACGCAGAAGCCCATGGGACTGATAAAAAAGATGCCAAACTCTAAACCATACAAATGTGAATACTGTGGAGCATCTTTTACTCGAGAAAAAACTCTTGCAGTTCATATGTGTGAAAAGAAAAGACGTAGATTACAAAAGAATGAAAAGCGTGTACAAACAGGCTTCTATGCATTTACACGTTTTTATACAATAAGTGCAGGCACTAAAAAAGAAAAAACATATGAAGACTTTTGTGCAAGTCCTTATTACAATGCATTTGTAAAGTTTGGATCATTTGTAAACAATGTACGCCCTTTATATCCAGAGAAGTATATTGACTATGTTGTTACTTCAGGAGTTAAACTTGACCACTGGTGTCGTGATGCATTGTATGAAAAGTATGCAACAGAACTAGTACTTAAAGAAAGTATGGAAACTGCTATTGAGAGATCAATACAAACTATGATGGATTGGGCTACTGAAGCTGAAGCACCTTGGAATGATTACTTTAGGTATGCAAGTTTAAATAGAGTTACTAGAGATATTAAGGACGGTAAAGTTAGTCCTTGGCTTATACTAAACTGTAACAGTGGAAAAGAAATGTTAAGCAAATTTAGTGATGAACAATTAGGATTTGTATATGAAGTAATAGAACCTAAACATTGGGCATTACGCTTTAGAAGAGCATCAAGTGATGTTGAAGTAGTAAAAGAAGTAGCTAGGGAAAGTAAATTATGAAAACACATTTATTAGGAAATGAACATCAATGGATCGTTGAAACCCACTATGAAGACTGCGAAGAGTTTGATTATCATTGGGATAAAAAAGTTTTCCCAGCAGAAACAAGAGAAGACGTAAGTGATCAAACAAGCACATATAGAGGAAAACAGTGGAACATACATCCACAAGCATTTCTAAACGAATGGAAATTTAAGCCATTTCTACAGTCTAAAATTGATGAAGTTGGCTTAAATATAGAACTAACAGAGTTGTGTGCATTATGGACAGTTGAATATAGAAAAGGCGGCTGGCAAAAAGCACATAGGCATAGCGATCAAACTGTTAAGAAAATTAGTGCAGTATGCTACTTAACAGAGCCAGATGATGATGAAACAACATGGCATGGTGCTACATTTGCCTACCTGTATGACGGTCAAGGCAATACACACGATTTATGTTATAAGCCTAAACGCGGCGATGTTTTAATTTTAAAAAGTACAGTATTGCATGGATCATATCCTGTACGTGATAACAAAAGAGTATTTGTAATTGATTACTTTTACAAAGATAAACAATAGGAGATTAATATTATGGAACTAGAACTTGTTACATATCCAAACGAGATCTTACAAACTAAGATTACAGAAGAGTGGGATTTTGATAATCCACAACATGATGCAGTCGAACTAAGAGATGCAATGTTTAAAGTAATGACTAAAAATCTTGGTATAGGACTTTCAGCAAATCAAGTAGGACTAAAAGTTAGAGCTTTTATTTTTGTAAACAATCAAGCTTCTAATGATACAGATTCTAAAGCGTTGGTACTGAACCCAAGTTGGGAAAACGTATCAGACAGCCAAGATATTGATATGTTTGAATCTTGTTTAAGTTATCCTGGAGTTGTCTTAAGTGTAAATAGACCAGCTAGAATAAAAGCTAAGTGGACCGACCATCATGGTAAGGCAATTGAAATGTTATTACATGGTTATACAGCTCGTTGCTTTATGCACGAGTATGATCATCTAGAAGGTATTACAATGGATCAACATGTAGCACCTGTTAAATGGAAAGAAGCTGTAGCGAATGCAGAAGCAAAGAAAACTTAAGAACGGTGTAACAGTGTATGAGCTTGATGAACCAGTTGAACTTGTAGTAAAAACAAAAGCACCAATGAAGTGGAAACTAATTGATCAAGAAACAGGAGAAGAGTACATTGGACAAACACCTAAAGAAGGCCAACCTAATAGTTGGAGGAAACTAGATGCCTGATATTGATATTGACTTTGCTGATAGATCGATTGCTCTTAAGAAGCTAACACATCGTGTAGCAAAATTAGATACAGGTAAAAAACATAACACAGGTGTATACGCTACTGAGATTCCACACAACCCTGTAGATAACATAAGTACGATTGAACACAAGACTGCAGAAGAACGCGGTTACTTCAAACTAGACTTTCTTAACGTAAGCATATATCAAGATGTTAAGAATGAACAGCACTTAATAGAACTAATGGAAAGGACGCCGCTATGGCAACTTTTGGAGCACAAAGACTTCGTCGACAAAGTATTTCATCTAAGCGGGCACGATACTCTATTAAAACAATTGAAGCCTACTTCGGTACAGCAATTGGCGGCTACACTAGCAATCATACGCCCAGCAAAGAGACATTTAGCAAATCAAAGTTGGGAAAAGATATTAAAAGAAGTTTGGGTAAAGCCAACAAGTAATGAATACTTCTTTAAAAAGGCACACGCATTTGCATACGCAATGAGTGTAATAGTACACATGAACTTAATATGCGAAGAGGTGTAATATGGATTGGGAAGTACAAGACTTTAGACGAAAGAAACCTAAACAAGATCCAGGACCTTGGCTACAGTGGGCTTGGCCAAAAGAGTTAGTAAGACAGTATATAGGACGTATCGGGCTGTGGACTATAGTAGTTCCGTTCTTATTATTTGGAACAATACTATCGCCGTTAGGATTCCTTTTACAGTTGATAGTGATTGATTACTTTCACTATCTACAATATAAAAATGATATTACTTAGGCTTTTTAAGTAGCTGTACGCTTTTACGTTTAACCCTTTTAACTGATAGCTTGTTTAGATTTACTGTAGGCCCTAAGGTTACTTTAACATCTTTACTATTCATAGTCATTAACACAGGTCTAAACTGCTCCATATCTTTGTTTAAAAATATATTAATAGGAATCATTCTATTTGATTCCCACCACCAGTCTTCGCCTAGCTCAATAAACTTAGCTTTAGCTTCGTCAGATCTTAGATCCGTGTAAATGTACATGCTTGTTATAAAAGCATCCTGATTGTTAATGATCCCGATGTATTCATTGCCACCATATGTAACAACGCTTAAAAACGGAAACTTTTCTTCTATATCTTTTCTCAACATAATCCAATAAATACAACTAGTGTTAGGAAATTAATTATGCAACTAGTTACAAGATATTTAGCAACTAATCAATCGGTGGTAGTCACAGATGGCTTTACCGGCAACGTGGAGTATAGGAAAGTGTACCAGAACAATATAAAAGTTACTAAAGGGATAGACAATGTCATCGCTTTTACAATTAAGAACAGTGATCATAAGCCTGTATCAATACTTAATACATACACACCGTATGTAGAAGTGTTTACAGAAGACAAAGTAATGCTCAAGCGTTACACAGGAACTATTAAGGAAACTAGTACCCCAAACTATAAAGGGCAGTTTACAATTAATATAGCAGACGGAGACACGTTAAATGTTGACGGACAGTATATGAGTTATGTTGTATACCTTAATAAAATTTCTGACAGTACTAACACACTAACGTATGCTGACACACAATTTGGACCATCAGGAACAATTGAATTAGTAGGCTCTGCTTTCCCAGGTGCTATTGATTCAAAATTAGTACAAACATTTATTGATAACATTAGCGAAGTAGTTAATGCTGATCCACAAATTAATAGCAACGAAGCATTGCACACAGCGGCAATATACTCAACTGGATTTGCTGGTACTGTAAAAGTACAAGGGACTCTAGGTGATAACACTAGCACTAGCTGGTTTGATATTTCAACTGAAACATTATCAAGTCCAAGTGCACCACACTACGTAAACTTTAATGGAGTCTTTAGCAATATAAGATTTGTCAAAGCAAACGATTTAGGTAACGTAGGAACTATAGATAAGATCTTAGTTAGAAACTAGAAGGGTACAAGTAATGGAAAATCTAATTGCTGTCATCTTTCTGGCTATGGCCTCACATTCAAATGCAGAATTTATCGAACGAAGTAATGAACAGATCGCACAGGGATATAAATGGACATATGTAGGTAAGCAAGCACCATCAGGTGACCCTGCTATCACAATAAAGCCAGAACATGCTGACGAATTTATTTTGTTTAAATTGGTAAAATAATACTTGACATAGTGTATTAAAGATAGTATACTATGTAGTATGAGTATAGTCTTTGACACATTAACACAGTATTTGCCGCCGAAGCGTAAGACTACCCCTAGTGGTTGGACTTCGTTTAATGCACCCTGTTGTATACACAACGGAGACAGTGCAGATAAACGACAGCGTGGTGGATTGATATCTAACGGTGATGATGGTGTAAGTTATCACTGCTTTAACTGTGGATTCAAATGCAGTTGGCAACCAGGACGTAACCTTAGTGGTAAGATGCGTAGACTACTACAATGGCTTAACGCACCCGATGATACTATTAACAAACTTGCACTTACTGTTATGCAAGAGAATGAAGGCCAAAAGCCAACAGAACAATTAGTAGAATTGCCTACATTTAAAACAGTACCATTACCAGATGATGCAATTAAGATTGCAGACATAACAGAATTCAACAAGTATAGTTTAGCAATACTTGAATACATGTCAGCACGAGGACTTAACTTAGATGATACAGACTACTATTGGTCACCTAGTTTAGGATATCGTGATAGACTAATCATTCCTTTTTATTATGAGAAACGTATTGTAGGTTGGACTGCTAGAACTGTTACAGCAGATAAGCAACCTAAATACATGAGTGAGCAACAGCCTGGCTTTGTATATGGATTAGATGAACAAGGATATAATAAAGTATTTTGCATAGTGTGTGAAGGTCCTATGGATGCTATACATATTGATGGTACAGCACTTCTCGGATCAGAAGTAAAGGACCAACAAGCTATGCTAATTAATAAAGTAGGCAAACAAATTATTGTAGTACCAGATAGAGATCAAGCAGGTGCTAAGTTAATAGATCAAGCAATAGAGCTTGGATGGTCAGTTAGTTTACCAGAGTGGACTGATGACATCAACGACATTGGTGATGCTGTTGCAAAGTATGGTAGACTGTACACATTGTATAGTATTGTTAATAACGCAGAGTCTAACGAACTTAAAATTAGACTACGGAGTAAAAAATGGTTAAGTGGATTAAAAAATTAATTGCTGATTACAAACGTAAGAAGGCAGTAAAAAAGAAGATAGAGGAACTTAAGAAACGGGATCCTTTTATTTACAAATAGAAAGAATAGTACATTGATGACTGAATTTACAAAAGGCATAGGAAGCATTTTTAAAAACAATAGTCTTGCACTAGCTTTAATCTATACTATGGGACATATAGTTATTGCTATGACGGTTGTTAGCACTATGACAGGAGCAAGTCTATTTGAAGCAGGAGCAGTTGCATTAATTGAACCTGCAATTAATGGAGTTTGGTTTTACATATTACATAAACTATGGACGAGATATAAATGATTACTTGGGGTATGGTTGGTAACAGCCACGATGCTAGTTTAGCAGTTTTTGAAACAAAGATTAGAGGCTTATCTAGTCAATCGAGAACAAAATTATTATGGGCAGGACTATCAAAAGACTTTAGTGGAGTACCTAATGATCCTGATTTCAATTGGGAAATGTTACAACACGTTACTGTTACACAAGGACTACCTCGTCCAGATAAAGTCATTTGGTATGAACGTCCGTTGCTTAAAACAGCTAGACAGTTGTGGGCTGGACAAGGTTGGCTACACAAAGAAAATAATATACGTAACTATCTAAGTAAATGGAATATATCTTGTAAGATAGAATACACACAACACCACAAGTCACATGCGGCATATGCTTATTACACACAACCACATGATGATTGTGCAGTAGTGTGTTTAGATAGTATTGGAGAGTTTGAAACACTAACAGTATGGCACGGTAAGAACAACAAACTAAAGAAGATACACTCGCAAGGCTATCCGCATAGTTTAGGATTGTTTTATAGTGCAATGACACAACGTCTTGGACTTGTACCTAATCGTGATGAATACCTAGTTGGCCAAATGGCTAGTAAAGGAAACTATAAAGTATACAGTAAGCGTATTATGAACGAGCTATTAGAAGTATGTGCAACCGAACCTTACATCAAATGTAGAGAGAACTTACACAGAGGTTGTATGTGGTGGGCTGATGATATTACATCTGAGCAACAACTAAACGACTTAGCGGCCGCAACACAAAGAGTATTTGAACTTGCAGTTAAGCACGTTACACAATGGGCAAAGAATAAAACAGGTAGTAAGAACCTAGCATTAGCAGGTGGTGGAGCATTAA